CAACCCTGAGATAAGTTGGCATATGAAAAAATCGAGACGCACTTACAATGGAGTGCACCTCAATAAAAAATCGAATACACAAGATGTAGTTGAGCAGTCGCTTACCATTAACCCAGAATTATTGTCACTTAAGTTTTCTGGCAATAGATATTCCAATATGACCCTTTACAATATCCTCATGAAGGAGCGAAAGGCTATCAGGGACGCGGAAACGGAAAAGGGGTTCTCACTGATTAAAAAGGAGACTATGAAGAAATATGTGGGACATTCTCCCGACTTCATAGAGGCCATGATTTACAGACAGATTTTTGATATAAAAAAGCAACACACTAAACCAAAAGGCTTATGGAGAATATAAGTACACGACAGATTATGGTACGTCTTCCATTTCGGAGAATACTTCCTGATGGTTACAAAAAAGCGATGGGGACATTTTGGGACGGCTCGCCTGTTAATGCCCCGTTAGACAAACCTACGTATCAGATAATGACCCAAACGGATTTCTTACGCGAGTTCGAACCTTCCGGGCATGTAATCAACGACCCGTTGGTTTATCCTGACAGATTGAGGCAAGACCCGGAGACAAAGAAATGGTATCGCGAGAAAGTCGTAAGGTGCGCCTTTGCCTTCCAAAGGATTATAACAATTAAGCATCTTGTTCATTTGTGCGGCAACGACATCCAGTTCGAAATGGAAGGGGATAATGAAAATGAAAAAGTCAAGGATATATTTTTTAAGTTTCGAACCGGATGGGCTGTCAAAGATATGGAGATTGCGTGGTATGAAGCCGCGAAGTCTGTGAAAATAACGGGTGATACGGCATTTGTGGGATACCTCCGTAAAGGAAAATTCTATTGGAAAGTGTTTTCTTTCGAGAAGGGGGATACTTTATATCCGCATTTCGACAATGTGACGGGTGAGCTGATTCTATTTGCCCGTTCCTATTCGGATTATGATGACAAAGGCAATTCTGTTACAGACTGGCTGGAAGTATGGGATGAAAAGTATCTCCATCGTTTTAAAAGGGGGAAAAGCGGATATGACAAGATAAAACAAGTCATAAAAAGTCTGTTCGGGCTTGATGGGTATGAACTTGTCTCATCACAAGAGCATGGCTTTACTTTCATTCCGGTAGCTTACCACAGAACTGAATCCGGAGCGTGCTGGTCGCCTTCGCAAGACAGCATAGACCAATACGAACTTGCCTTTTCCCAGTTGTCTCAGAACAATATGGCCTACGCTTTTCCGATTATGTACTTTAAAGGGGAGAATGTTGACATTGAAGGGGGGATTGACGGGACGATAAAATGTATCTCTATGGGACCGGACGACGAGGCAGGCTATCTCAACAAACAAGATGTCTCTACGGCTTTTGAAAAGCAACTGGACACTCTTTACAAGCTGATTTACGAACAGTCGTTTGCAGTAATTCCACCGGAGGTAAGAAGCGGAGACCTTCCAGGAGTGGCGATAAAGCTTCTATATTCTCCGGCTTTTGAGAATGCCATGAAGGATGCCCAGGAATACAACCGTCTCATTGATGACATGGTGAGGATATTCACTTACGGATACGGCGTCGAAACGGAGAATCTCATAGACCTGCAGAACTTGAGCGTTTATGCCTGGATAAAGCCGTATATCCATCTGAACGAGTCTGAGCTTGTGCAGAACCTTGCTGTCTGTGTGCAGAATGGATTCTTGTCCCGACAGACCGCAAATGAGCAGATTCAGATGTACAGCAATCCCCGTGATTGGGATAGGATAATGAGAGAGAAAAAGGAAGAACAGCAGGCTGACCTTCTTTACGAATTGAAACCCAAACAAGCGTCCGCTGCCAATAATGGAGTGGAGCATAATCCGGGAGGAGATGACAAACAATGAAACAGCCTACACGACAGCAGATACAAGAGGCAAAGGATTACATAAAGCTGAGACTTAGGGCTGAAATATCCATGCAGGACAATCTGGAGAAGGCGCTTCTGCAAGCCGCTAATGAGATTGTCGGTATATCCATGAGATACGGGATAAAGCCCTCATTTTTCCGCTTCTCTGCCAATAAGGAGCTGAATGATGAAGTGAATAAGGTTCTTGATAAACTGCGTGGAATTATATATGATTACACGGAGACCCTATCCGTCTATGACCGGGAAAATGACCGTGATGCGATTGTCGCATTCATCAATAGGGAAGACCACGGCAAGACGCTGTCCGAACGAATAAGTATCTACTCCAACCGTTTCAAGTATGAATTGGAAGCCGCCATTGCTGCCGGGATGATAGCAGGTATTGGTAGTGAAAAGATAAAGGACAATATAAAGGCAAATCTTAAATCTCCGTATTCGGACCCGTATTTCAAGAGGGCTGTGGAAGGAGGAAATTCCTCTGCCACACGTATAAAAACCGACGGCATCAGCTACGGGGTGGGGAAATCCAATTCTGCCTACAATTCCCTGAATACCCTTACCCGTTTTGTTGTAGGCTCCGCGTGGATGTGGTTTTGGGGCATTGAACACAAGAATAATGGGTTTACCGGGTTCTATTCGTACCGCGGAAGCAGCTACCCGTGTTCGTATTGTGACAGCATGGTCGGCTATCATCCCATATCCGACTATCAGAACCAATGGCACATACGGTGCTGTTGCTATTTTGTTTTTGTATAATTCATAGTTTTAACTGTTATGCTGAGAGGAAAAGAGGAGAAAATATCATTGAGTAGAGGATTGGTTTCAGAATGCAAACGCATTAAAATCAGTGCCAAAGAGAAAGCTTTTGCAGACCTTGTCGCTATGGGATGGAAAGACAAGGACGCTTATCTTGTTTCCGGACTTTACAACCCGGTGTATTCTTCCAAGGCGAATGAGAAGGATATGAATAAATTATTGACGGAGGACGAGCGTTTCATGGCGTATCTTACATCTGTCAGCAGGAAAATCCAGCGGAGACAAAAGGAAAACGAAAAAGAGGATGATATATCAGTCGATGGCATCAGTGAAGAGGATATTGCTTCCGAACTGTCGAAAGAGAACCAACTTCGCAAACTTATTGCAGCCCGTAAGAAATATGACGGGAAAGAGGGATGCAAGGAGTGGATTGACCTCACCAAAATGATAGCAGACATTACACAGATTAAGAAGGACGAGATAAAGGAGGAGGACACGACTGTACATTTCTATCTGCCGCTTTCATGCAACAACTGTTCCTTGTACCTTGCTGCCCAAAAGAAAGCCGGGGGATAAAATCCCGGCTATTTCTCCATTTCCTTCTTCATCTCATACATCTGCCTTTCCTCCTCAATAATCTTGGCGTCCTCCTCGTCGGATATGGGCTTGGCATCCGCACGGTCAAGGGCGTTTCCGACTGCCTTCAACACCTCCACCTGCAACTCCGCGTCAATGCAGTTTGCCACATACTGCGTATTGCGTATTATAAGCATCGGCAGATTGTCTACCTTATCTTCTATTGGGGCATTGTCGAGCAGCATGAACATCACGCTTCCTGCCCCATATTCAACGGAGAAATCTCCGCTTACGGTTGATACCTTAATGAAGGGCAAATCGCCTTTCTTGTACTTGAGAATAACAGTATTCCCAATTTGTCTCTTTCCGAAATCCATAATTCTGATTTATAATTATTAATAATCAATGTCTTCGTTCAAAAAATCGTCGTCGGAATATTCCCATCCCTCGAACATGTTGACTTTCGCCTCCTCTGCAATATTGGGGACGTGCTTCATGAAATTATTCAGAATATCCTCATTACCGCACCATAGGGTATAGACGTTGCTGTATCCCTTGTCCGCACGTTTTTCGCGTGTATATCCGAGCGAAAGCATGTCAAGCCCCATTTTCCTCTGGGAAACCGGGACCACTCCGTTTTTCTTGCAGAACCTTTCATAATTCTTGTACACCTCCGAGGAAGTAAGCTCTATAGGCGCTCCTCCACCGGACTCCTCCGGCTGGCATTCCTTGTACTTGAAGTATTCGGATATGCTTCCGTCCACAAGCTTGCCGTCCTTCCCCATCACGGTGGAGCGTATCCTCTCCAGCTTCATGTCTATCTTGCCGCCAAGATTCTCCGGCATACGCCAGTTGTTTTTCTTTAGCTCGCACAGCCCCTTGACTATCCACGCCATGATACCCGCATGTTCTGCCCTCATCCTTTCCGCAAGCATAGTGTCCCTTTTCTCCACGGGAATTGTCTTGTCGAAGTTTAGCACCAGGGCACGGCGCTGCATGCTCTCGTCGTCCGGGTCATCACGGTTCAGGAAGTCCTTCGGCTGCCACCGGTAGTTGGAGTTGCACAGCATTATAGGAGGTCGCTGCATCATGGTGATGTTGCCTCCTATCCCCCGGCAGGCAATAGGCTCCCCACTTGATATGGCCTTGATGATGCTCATGTCCCTGAAATCACCACGGTTACTTTCCGTGCAGTACATAAGCCTTTTCCTTGACATCGAATAGGCCGCACGCAACTGCTCGTCACCGCCTCTGGCGAACTGGCTCATCTTTATGTTGAGTATTTCATCCTCCCCGAACATGTCTTTCAGGACCCGATAAATGACACTCTTGCCGTTCGCTCCCGTCCCCTGCAATATGAGAAAATACTCAAAACTGATATTCTTCCTGTTGACAAGGCACGCGCCAAGGAACATCTGCAGTATTCTCCTCTTGTGCTTCTCCGGAAGGACTCCGTCCATGTCATCCGTAGGAAGCCAGCTTTCCCCAAGGAAGCTTCTCCATGTGGGACAGTTGAAAATCTCCTTGCGGTCATACTTGAAAGGGTACATCTTCACGCAGTCGAACTTCGGGGAGTGGGGGTAGACCTTGAGCCTGTTCATGTCAACCACGCAGTTGGTAAAGCACATGATGCTCAAATCCGGCTGAAGCTCATGGTCCCTTATGACATTTATTATGCGGTTCATGTATGCGTACATGTTTTTGTTCGTACGGTCACGGGCGGCAACCCCCATCTTCTCCAGCCATCTGTCAACGGCATCGTAGAGCACGTTGTAGTCCATGTACTCATATATCTTTCCCGTAAAAACATACAGAGGGACATGGTAGTCCGCAATGTCTTTCGTCACAACACCATATCCCTCCCTGAACAACTCCTCAAGCCGTCTTCCGTATCGGTCTATGCGCTCAGGATTGCTCGTCACCAGGGATATGTCCCTGAACGTAGAGGCGTATTCGTCGCAATGCCGTGACAACAATCCAAGTACATAATCCTTCAATTCCCTTCTGTTCATTGTATATCGCTCATTTTAAGTTAAAAAGAACATAAACATATCTGCTATAGGCGCATTTTATAAAAATAACCTCTTTCTTTTACTTATTTGACCTAAATACATATAGATATGCTCTTTATCTTCATTATGCAAATATACAATATATTGAAAATAAATCAAGTATATATTATATAAAATATTGCCAGTTTGTTAGAAAATAATATAGAAAAAGAACTTGCTTGTGCATTATCATAAAAATAGCCCCAATTTATGTTGGTAAAACATCATTACATTGTTCGGAAAAATGGAAAACAAAAAATTTTTAGGAGAGGTGACTACGCCAAATATCATTACAAATTATAGGGGTGGGGGAGGTGTTGTTTGAGGGTGTATATACGTGTAAAATGCTGTAATATAGCTGTTTTGTCTTTATATTATATGTATAATATAAAGTTTTGATTTGTTTACTACTTTACGATGTGGTGTTAGGATGGTGTGTGCGAAATCGCACGGTTTTGAGGCAAAGACACCTCTTTAATTGTTATAGATAATGCCTATAGAATTATGTTTTGTTATAGATGTAATCTATTTACTTGGTTCTTTTCTTCATGCTGTAACTATATAGATAATATCTATACTTTGTTTCTTGTTATAGATGCCGTCTATTTGTATTGTACGTGTGTTTTTGCTGGTTTTGGTATTATATATTTACTGTTGTTTGGCTGATGTGTTATACTTATAAATTATTGTAAATAAGCTGTTTGTGCGTGTATTTATTGTGTTATAAAACATGCGTTTTTCATAGAAATATTTTGCTATTTTCTTTGCTGTTTACGATATAATTCGTATCTTTGTAATGTAAGAAAGAGGTAAACGTAAGGTTGCCGTTCTTGCAAGCGTTGTTTGTATTGTGATATGAAAAAGGAGCTGTAAGTACTGGTAATACTTACAACTCCGAAAGAAGGGAATAACTCAGACAAGTACCCCCCCCTAAGCAGGAACAAAGGTACTTGTCTGGGTTATCACTTCCAAATTATCCTCTTATAAAATAACGCTGTACTTTGAATTATTAACAATTTAAACTATAGCATTATGAAGACTTTAGAAAGTATCTTTTCAGAGATTAAAGAACGCGGTGTAATCACTAAACAGCAATTACAGTTATTAAAGAACCGTTCTAACAAGCAACAAAAAGACGTTATCAATTACGATTGGCTGGAAAGTATCGGAGACGGTTACGGTATTCCACTGACAGAGGAACAAGGCGTTCAAGGCTTGAACTGGTTAAAGAAGTTCATCAAGAAGAACGGAGAAAGTAACGTATACGGATATAGGGAGCTTGAAATAATTAATAGTGCTTCTCCTTCTGACTTCGTTTTTAAAGGGTTCTATGATGCCGGGAACGGTTGGTTTAGAAACTTCCTTCCTATCTACCAGCTCAACGGTATGGAATATATTCCTATGTCAGAACCTTATATAATAGGCTGATAATAACGGGGCTTATTACCCCTACTACATTAAAATCATTTATCCATACTAAAATAACAATGTTATGAAGACAACAAGAAAGGAAATATATCGCATTTATGGAAAAGAAAATGTAATATCATTAGGTTATTGCAAAATACAGAGTATAGAAAACTATCTTACAAAGGTAGGGCACACCGAACGTATAGAATGTTGGGCGAATGATATTTACGAATTGCCGGAACCATATAATAATATAGCTGTCTGCACTGGTTACGCTCCATTCGGAACGAGTAACGAAAAAGCGCGCAAAGTGTGCGAACGATGGGAAAAACTATATTATAACTACGATTATACGCAGCGCAAAAGAATGGTTAAACGCTTTGCGCATGAATTGTACAAAGCAATTAATAACGGCTAATATGTTCTGCGTTATGTTGTTGTTATTCGGTGTCGTGTTGTTCATCAGCGGCACCGATATAGAGAGATTAAGAAATTATAAAGATGAATCAGATAAATTTTAATGGTATGAAACGTGAAAGAATAGATAACATATTACGCAGCTTGTTGGTAGCTGGTAACATCGTAACGGTGTCATTTAATGAAATGAAGGATATAAAAAAGGAATTAAACCGTAATTAATAACAGATAAAATAAATGAATCATGCAAACAATCATCGTGACAGTAAACCAGCAGGGCGATAAAACAGCCCTACAAATAGATGACAAGGTAATAGCAACCATTTCAAAGGATAGTTTCAATAAGGGGCGTTATTGCGGCTCTTTCGGGGCTTTCGGTTACTGCAATAATTATAGAATTTAATATAAGGAGGGAATAATATGTATTTAGGTTTTATTCTTTGGGCAATTATTCTGGTTGTAATATTGTGGAATATCAGTCCGGCGCTAGTCATTACGTCGGCTTTGATAGGCGTTGTGCTTGCTATAGGAAAAACAAAAGATAATAAATCAGGTGAATAATATGGAGACTTTAAAAGAAGTATTTTTGAAGAAATATCCGCAATACGGAAAAGTGTTGCGGGTGTACGAAGAGGTTAACGAAACGGAGTGTACATTTGAAAGTATAACAAAACCGAGATTGTATAACTTTGTCCAGGCTCTTAATGAAAGACTGGCAACAAATAGTGCCAAGACTTATTGTGCCATGCTTAAATCAGTCCTAAACTTGTATAATGATGTATATTCCTTCCCGAAAGGTTTTGAGGCTATATTGACCTTGAAGAAGGATGCTACACAAAGCACTTGGTTAACGGACGAGGAGATAAAAACACTGTTGGCGTATAGCCCGGTTAACGAGACGGAGCGGGCCGTGAAAAACTGTTTCCTCCTTGGCTGCCTTACTGGTGCCAGGCATTCGGACTATATCGAATTCACAGAGGACAATATAATAGACGGAAGGCTGGTCTATGTCTCACGGAAAACCAAGATTAAAGCGGAGATACCGGCAGCTCCTGCCGTGCTTCGGATATTGAAAGAGAACCGGGAATACGGCATCAATGAACGGAAGGTTTCGGACGTGACATTTAATGACACTATAAGAAGTATTTGCCGGAAATGTGGAATAAACAAACGGACAAAACTATATCAAGCCGGAGAATATATAACCGGCGAGAAATGGGAGTTCATTTCCTCGCATTCGGCCCGGAAGTCTTGCGCTACCAACTTGTATCTGAGAGGTGCGGACTTGTATTCCATCAGCCGAATGTTAGGACACTCCAGTGTAACGATGACTGAGACGTATATTTGTTGCGGACTGCGTGAACTCTCTGATAGGATAATGGGGTATTTCAACGGTTTTAAATAACATATGCTGGATTTGTTGGGTTAGACCCTTCTCTTCCGGCATATCCAAATAAGAGAATTATGGCGAGAATGAATATATCAACGAATAAGTATTCCATATAACCTTTTCTTTTTCACAAAAATAGCCAGGCAGCCTCACATTTTGTCTGCTATTGGTGAATGCCATCCATTTATCTTACCTATCAGGCATATTATCCCGGTAATTGCCATGATGAATAATAATATGCAAAGTAGTGCAACCATTTTTGTTAACATTTTCTTTTTCACAAAGATAGCGATTTTTTTTCTTATTCTGCACGAGTTGAGGAGAAAAGTATTCGGTATAATCATTACCTTTGCCGCAAAAATACCAAACCATGGCACAAGAAAGTAAATACTCATACGACGAGGAAAGCGTGAAAGCTATCGTCCATTGGGCACAAACAGCCCAATTGCCCAAGGAAGTGACATTAAGCGAATCGGAACACATCATCGATACTTCCATGTACGTCCACGCCAACATCTGCGACATCAACCAGCACTATCCGGACCCGTTCTACAATCCGGCGATTGACAGGCTGTACAGATTGAAGGAATTCATGGAACAGCAATAAGTTTATATAACCCAGTGGGTTGTTTCGCTTGTTTTGGGTTGAATTTAACCCACTGGGTTGTTTTGCTTATAGCTTGCTATCCATCTTTTCAAATTCTTCTTGTACTGACTTGTTCAGTACCTTAGCGTATATCTGGGTTGTCTTTATATCTGTATGTCCCATCATTTTGGCAAGGTTTTCGATTGATACGCCCATATTCAATGCCATTACAGCGAAGCTGTGCCGAGCCATGTGTGAATGAAGACTTAATTTTATTCCTGCTATTTCTTGAACGACCTTCAATCTTAAGTTGTACTGATAGTTACTTATTTTGGGTAGATTAAACTCGTATTTTTTCAATATCTCAATGGCGGGCTTGAGCAGCATTATGAAATACTCTTCATCGGTTTTTATTCTTGCATCCCTTATGAAGAACTTATTCCCTTTCCTGGTTACGGTGCTGAAATCGAATTTGAACAAGTCTGCATAAGATAGTCCGGTATAACATTGGAAAATGAACAAATCCCGTACCCTTTCAATGCTTTCTGAAGATATTTTCAGCCTTTGTATCTGAGTTATTTGCTCAAGGGTGAGGTATTTTATCCCTTCGCTCTTTCCTCTGTCGAATTTAAGCTTATTATATGGGTTCTCGTTTAAAAGCTCATATTTCATAGCTTCATTTATATACCTCTTTAGCCGCTTGTGATATCCATGTACGGTGGTCTGTTTGGTATATTTCCTATGGAGGAAATCGTCATAGTACATTATGTTGGCTGTGGTTATGTCGGTGAAATAGATTATCCTTCCGAACTCTTCCAGGGAATTAATCAGTGAGGCATGTGTATTGAGTGTTCCTTTTGTCAAATCCGTCCTTTCACTGACCCTGCGTCTCACAAAGTCTATGAAACTTTCTTTGTGCTGGGAATACTTTAGGAAATGCTCTAGTTTGTCAAAGCTGAATTCCTCTTTCTTTTTTATGAGGCTATTGATGAATTCATTTATGTTCTGCATTTGCGCATCGAGCCTTTCGTTTAGGTCCAGGGACTGGACGGTGTTCCTTACTTTAGTTTTTTCGCTCCATTGGTCAGAGTATAGGCGAACTCCCGTGGTGAGCCACTTCCTTTTTCGTTCAAACGTTATTTCTATCTGAACGGTTCCTTTTGTAGTCTTGCTTGCCGTATGTTTCCGGTCAAACACGAATCTTGCTGTAGGGTACTTCATGACTTTAAAGATTTGGTATCACACAAGGGTATCACATTTGCCGCAAATTTAGTGAAATAGAATGAAATATAATGAGCTAAAATGAAACAATGGAAATGCCGCTTTTTCTCCTATAAATCATTGATAATTACCTAAAATGCTGATAATAAATAAAAAGGGACTACGAAACTGTAATCCCTTTCTGTGAACCGCTTGGGGCTCGAACCCAAGACCCCAACATTAAAAGTGTTGTGCTCTACCTGCTGAGCTAGCGATTCAATCCTTCATTGCTGTTAAGCGGGTGCAAAGATAGATACTTTTTTGAAATTTGCAAAATAATATCATCTTTTTTCTTATCTTTGTCCCCATCAATCCTTGATATTAATCATTATCACTGAACATTAATCATTAAATACATGGCAACAGTAGACGATAAAAAGATTATCTTTTCTATGGTTGGGCTGAATAAAACCATTCAGCAGAACAACAAGCAGGTACTGAAGAACATTTACCTCTCGTTCTTCTACGGGGCAAAAATCGGTATCATCGGTCTGAACGGTTCGGGTAAATCGACCCTGCTGAAGATTATCGCCGGATTGGATAAGTCCTATCAGGGCGAAGTGGTGTTCTCGCCGGGATATTCTGTGGGGTATCTGGCCCAGGAACCGTACCTCGACCCCACCAAGACCGTAAAGGAAATTGTAATGGAAGGCGTGCAGCCCATTGTGGACGCGCTGGCAGAATACGAGGAAATCAATCAGAAGTTTGGCTTGCCCGAATATTATGAGGACCAGGACAAGATGGACAAGCTCTTCTCCCGCCAGGCCGAGTTGCAGGACATCATTGACGCGACCGATGCCTGGAACCTTGACAGCAAGCTGGAACGCGCCATGGACGCCCTCCGTTGTCCGCCCGAAGACCAGTCCGTAGAACATCTTTCCGGTGGTGAGCGCCGCCGTGTGGCCCTTTGCCGCCTATTGTTGCAGAAGCCCGACGTGCTTCTTCTTGACGAGCCCACCAACCACCTTGATGCCGAATCCATCGACTGGCTGGAACAACACTTGCAGCAGTACGAGGGTACGGTGATTGCCGTAACGCACGACCGTTACTTCCTCGACCACGTTGCCGGCTGGATTCTTGAGCTGGACCGTGGCGAAGGTATTCCCTGGAAAGGTAACTACTCCAGTTGGCTGGAACAGAAGACCAAGCGCATGGAGCAAGAGGAAAAGACCGCCAGCAAGCGCCGCAAGACGCTGGAACGCGAGCTGGAGTGGGTGCGCATGGCTCCCAAGGCCCGTCAGGCAAAGGGAAAGGCGCGTCTGAACTCCTACGACAAATTGCTGAACGAGGATGTGAAGGAGAAGGAAGAGAAGCTGGAAATCTTTATCCCGAACGGTCCCCGTCTGGGTAATAAGGTGATTGAAGCCAAGCATGTGGCAAAGGCGTTCGGTGACAAACTGTTGTTCGATGACCTCAACTTCATGCTTCCACCCAACGGTATCGTGGGTATCATCGGCCCTAACGGTGCCGGTAAGACTACGCTTTTCCGTCTTATCATGGGACTGGAAAAGGCAGACAAAGGCGAATTCGAGGTGGGGGAGACCGTAAAGGTTGCCTACGTGGACCAGCAGCACAAGGATATCGACCCCAACAAGAGCGTATATCAGGTCATTTCCGGCGGAAACGATCTGATTCGCATGGGAGGGCGCGACATTAATGCACGCGCCTATCTGTCCCGTTTCAACTTCTCCGGTGCCGACCAGGAAAAGCTCTGTGGGGTGCTTTCCGGTGGTGAACGCAACCGCTTGCATCTGGCGCTCTGCCTGAAGGAGGAAGGTAATGTGCTGTTGCTGGACGAGCCCACCAATGACATCGACGTGAATACGCTCCGTGCCCTCGAAGAAGGTTTGGAGGACTTTGCCGGATGTGCTGTGGTCATCAGTCACGACCGTTGGTTCCTTGACCGTATCTGTACGCATATCCTCGCTTTCGAAGGAGACTCCAATGTGTTCTTCTTTGAAGGTTCTTATTCAGAATATGAGGAAAATAAACAGAAACGTCTTGGGAAAGAAGAACCCACCCGTGTACGTTATAGAAAGCTCATGAATGATTGATTTCGGTGCGAATTTGAAAGTATATTCTTTTACTTGTTGACAATACGAAAGCCCTGCTGTAGAATGCAGGGCTTTTTTTGTTTAAAAATATCTCAAAAAAGCCTTTCTACCTTCAAAAAATGTAACATAAATATAACATTAATCTCGTTTTTATTAGTTATATTTGCGACTTAAAACATAAATTAATGTTTAATTAACACTATCTATTAACAAAAAACAGAATTATGAGAAAACATCTAATTCAATTCCTGTTGGTTGCAGTGTTGTCGGTATTTAGTGCCGCTGCATTTGCTCAGACTACAGTGAGAGGTCAGCTTGTTGATTCAGAAACAGGTGAACCGTTAGTGGGTGCCGCCGTCATGGTGGAAGGTACTACACAAGGATCGGTGACCGACATTGATGGCTATTTCAAGCAAAGCGTTGCTTCGAATGCGACATTACTATTCAAGTACGTGGGTTATAAAGACCAGAAGAAGAAGATTACGCAGAAGGGCGCTTCTGTGGATTTGGGTGCTATCCCAATGGAACCGGATGCTGTGATGCTGAAGGACGTAGTGATTACATCGTCTATTGCTGTGGCACGCAAGACTCCGGTTGCAGTATCTACTGTCGACCCCGTATTTATTGAAGATAAGATAGGTTCTCAGGAGTTACCGCAAATCTTGAAATCTACTCCGGGTGTTTATGCTTCTAATGAGGGAGGTGGCTTTGGTGATTCCAACATAAAGATTCGTGGTTTTAAGTCAGAATATGTGGCTATGATGATTAACGGTGTACCCATGAACGGAATGGAAAACCAGAAAGTATACATGAGTAACTGGGGTGGTTTGATTGATGTGGCCAGCAGTATTCAGGTACAACGTGGACTTGGTGCCAGCAAGGTGTCAACTCCTTCAGTAGGTGGCTCACAAAACATTATAACCAAGACTACTGATGCCAAGAAAGGCGGCTTCATCTCTTACGGCATGGGTAATGACGGCTACAGTAAAGTGATGTTCAGTGTCTCTTCCGGTCTGACAAAAGATGGTTGGGCCTTTACTTTATTGGGTGCCAGAGATAAACGCGACGGTTATATTCAAGGTACGGAATCCGAGGCCTACACTTGGTTCATGAGTATTGCAAAACGTATCAATGACAACCATCAACTTTCATTTACAGCTTTTGGAGCACCTCAGTGGCATAATCAGCGTAATATGGCAAATGGTTTGAATATCAAGGAGTATCAGCGTGTAAAACAATGGATGGGTGAGGAAAGTCCCTATCGTTACAATTCTACTTTCGGTTATCGCAATGGACAAGTGATGAACTCTTCACGTAACGAATACCATAAGCCCCAGATGTCTCTTAATCATTTGTGGCAAATCAACCATAAGTCAAGCCTCAGTACAGCAGCTTATATGTCTATCGGTACTGGTGCGGGCTATAGTGGTACGGGGGTAACGGGGTACACCAGCTCTTGGTACGGTACGGCCAGTGATGGTACGGTGAACACTCAGTTCCGTTGTCCTGATGGTACTTTTGATTATGATGCTGTGGATAAGCTCAATGCAGATAACTATACTAATCCGGTGAATGTGAGTGGAATGCCCGGTTATAAAGGTTCGCTGATGATTATGAACAAAGCCTCGAACGACCATTTCTGGACAGGATTGATTTCTACTTATACCACTAAGTTTGGTGATTACTTTGATTTCTATGGTGGTATTGACTTCCGCTATTATAAAGGTTTGCACAAGAATGTCATTACCGATCTTTTTGGAGGGCAGTATTATGTAGACTCTTATAACCGTAAGAGTGTATTGGCTGAGAATAGTGTGAATGGTGGAGTCACCTCCTGGGTAAACCAGAAGTTGGGAGTAGGAGATGTGATTCGTCGTGACTACGACGGTTTTGTGATGTACGAAGGTGGTTTTGCCCAATTGGAGTATAATAAAGATAAAGTGAGTGCATTTGTTTCAGGTGGTCTTACAAATACCAGTTATTGGCGTAAAGACCGTTTCTATTATAGTGGTGACAAACAGCTGTCTTCGAAGAAACATTATTTGGGAGGCAATGTGAAAGCTGGTTTGAATTACAACCTTGATGATTACAATAACGTATTCTTCAATACCGGATTTATCAGCCGTGCTCCTATTTTTGATAATACCTTCATCAATTCTCAGAGTTCACATGAACGTAATCCTGATGCTAAGAATGAGAAAGTTTACTCTTTCGAATTAGGTTATGGATATCGTAGCCAGTATTTCTCAGCCAATGTAAACGCCTATTATACTATGTGGAAAGACAAGGCTTTATATGATACCGGATCCTATGAAGACGTAAACGGGGCTTCTCAACGTTGGACAATGAACATGACCGGTGCGCAGGCTAACCACATGGGTATAGAGCTTGACTTTATTGCCAAGCCTTTCCGCTGGATGGAAGTTAACGGTATGTTCTCTTGGGGAGACTGGCGCTGGAATGGGACAGCGAAAGGCTTCATGATGAATACTGAAGGCCAGATTATGGCGAATAGCCGTGGTGAAGTGGTGACAGATATGAGTAATGTAGATCAGTACAAGTATACCATTGAAATGGATAATGTACAGGTGGGCGGTTCTGCTCAGACTACAGCTGCTTTGGGAGTGACATTCCGCCCAATGAAAGGCTTGCGTCTTAATGCAGACTGGAACTTCTTTGCACGCAATTATGCCGATTATGACATTGATGCGAGCCAAGCCACTCAAAAAGAGGCTTACGTGGTGGAAAAACCTTGGGAGATTCCTTCATGGAGCACATTTGATGTAAGTGCAGGATATACCTTTGACTTCGGTAAGATTCGTGCTACACTGAGCGGCAATGTGAACAACTTGTTCAACCAAGAGTACATAGCCGATGCACGCGATGGAAGTAACCATGACTGGGAGACGGCCACACGTGTTATCTATGGTTGGGGACGTACTTATACTGTAAGATTGAAGTTGAATTTCTAAGCGAACATATTTATGAAAAAACATATATTATTAGGAACCGCATTGGCTTCGCTGTTTGCACTTGGGGCCTGCGATTATAACGAGGATAATTTCCCCGGATTTGATGAAAAAGAAACCATCACGGATGTCAGTACCGATACCCTCGTATTGGCTGATGCCCATTATGGCAAAATAGCTTCTATGCCGAAGAACCAAGGGATAGCTCTCGCCAAGGATCCCGAGGGGCAGACTTATCTTACGGCATTGAACCAGCTGGGTAAAACCAAGATGTTTACTGATATGGTAGCTCCTGAAGATTATCTGCCTGCATTTGTCGATTCGCTCTACGCATATCTGTCAGATGGTTCCAAGGTGCTGGTGCAGTACAATATCGGCAAGGAGCAACCTGAATATCTCTCGAAGATAAACGAAGCTCAGACTTTCGATCTTACTTCTGACAATTACGCTACAGTATGGGGGGAAAGCATGGTAGTGAAATATCTCACCCCTTCTACGTTGAAGAAGCTTCCTGCTTTGTTGAAGGAAGGTATCAAGAACCCGAAGACGGGAGATGTGTGCCAAGTGAATTACGCTTGGTCGGAGACCGAGCCCAGTACAGGCGGCGGTGCAGTGAAAATGGTATACCAGAAAGTAACTTCTATTGATGCCGAAGGAGGTAATTATGTCATTGTGGCTCCGACGAAGGACAATACTTGGATTCCTTTCGGTCAGTTCAAAGACCCGGATAAGACGTATGGTTATATGGAGGGTGAACCGGTAGAGATTGCGGATGGTTTCATCACCAGCGATGTGTCCAATCATATCATGACACTTACTCCTACGGAAAAAGGTTTCACTATGCAACGTCCGGATGGCAAGTTCATCTATCAGAGTGGTACGTTTAACAGTTTCAACATCAGTACTTCCATACCCGAGGGTGGGGATTGGAGCTTTGCTTACAACTATGACCGTAAGGCATTTGATGTAAAAAATGTGGAAAAGGACAAAATCATCAAGCTGAATTTCTATGAAAAAGGAAACTCTTATTCATACGGTTCTTATCCGAATGCTACGTTGGGCATTTATATGAATGAGTCGTTCAATGGAAACGAGGGCGGTTTCACTACTCAAAATGTGAAACTTACCGGCACGTTAACTAATGTATGGAAGGTGGATGGTAAATATGGTTGGAAGGGTAGTGCTCATGTAGGAGATAGCGATTTTGAATCGGAAGCATGGGTGGTTTCTCCTATTATAGATTTAGCAAAAGCGAAGGCTCCTCTTCTTAAGGTAGATATTGCCATTAATTTCTTGAATGGTAACAATCGTGCTGATTTTATTGAATTGCTGGCTTCGGAAGATTATGTGGATGATGTGGCTACTGCTGAATGGAAGGCTCTGAATGTACCTCAATGGCCGGAAGGCAAGAATTGGAATTATGTAAATTCCGGTGATATTGACCTGAGTGCTTACGAGGGCAAGAAGATAGCCATTGCTTTCCGTTATAAGAGTACTACAGAGTGTGCGCCTACTGTAGAGTTTAAGAATATGTCACTTACAAGTACCGTATCAGGGTATTATGAGGGTGTGGATATTTATAAGGAGATTCCTGAATCAGAAGCTGAAATGCCAGCTCGTGCCGTTACCCGTGCATCAGACGTGAAGCCAAATGCTTCTGCTCTCTACCAGTATGACGGTTCGGCTTGGACTGCCTACGAAGAAAGCGCAAGTATCGGTATCCGTGTGATGCAACCTGCCGATTATGTTTCTACCGGTTCGGACTATTTGAGCGATGCTGATGCCGTATTGCCCGTTTATCTGAAGAATGCATTCCCTTACGCACAGAGCGGGGATGTCAAGGCAGTAGTTTATTTCGGAAATAAGGAGTATGATGTGATGGCCGATGAATATGGCTTCGATGGCACTGCATGGGTGAAGAAGAATACCGAAACGGAAACTGCTGAAATGGCATTCCTGAAGACTGACGGCAAATGGATGGAAGCAAAAGAGTATTATAGCAATGACTTTGCTGGTGAACTTCATAACGATGCCCAGATTGTGAATGTGAAGCTTGATGGCATGAATTATGTATGGAGTGCAGGTGCAGGTTATACCCGTATCAAGGCAAGCGGTTATTATCAGCGTAACCGCGATACGGAGGCATGGCTTGTAACCGGTGAGGTAGATCTTACCGAAGCTATTGCCCCACAGATGGTATTCACTGCTTCGGCAGACTATTTGTATGGAGGCAAAATTGAGAACGCAGTGTCTGTACATGTGTCCGAAAATTATATCCCTGCGGCTTCTACTGCTACTGAGGAAGAGAAGATTGCAGCATTGCAGGGAGCGGCTTGGAGTGATCCGTTGTCGTTCGAGTGGCCTACAAGCTCTAAAGAGATCGAAATGCGTACTTCCATGGCTGACTATGTGGGCAAGAAAGTATATGTGGCATTCCGTTATGCAAGTAATACTGATCCTGGATTTGCTCCTACATTCTACATGAGTAACTTTGTGGTGAAGGAATAATTCCTGAGGTTGTGCAATAGACAATGTGGTAATGGACTTTACTGTCCATTACCACATTTGCATTCTTAGTATCGTAAAATCAAATTTAGAAACATAGATGAAAAAACTGTCTTACTTATTTCTTTTGCTGGTCGGAATTTGGCTGGCTGGATGTGATGATTCTTCAGAGGCTTCGCTCATTCCCGAGATAATACCTACCGAGCAGGGTTCGGATACTTACGTGATGAAGGGCTATGAGTCGAGCGACAATGGTTTCAACGTGTATAAGCCCAAGGCTATCGGCACCCCTTTCTATATCCAGTCCAAAGCTTTTACCGGGCGTAATTACGCATTTGCTCCTGTTAATAGTGAGTCGCTGGAAGGGCTTACTGTTGTTCCGTCTGCCGATGCTTTCAGCGAAAGCGTTGAGGTGAAACCCTCTACGTGCTATTGGGTGCGTTTCAACCGCTACAATCATTATCAGATGGGCAAGCTCCGCGTGGCCTATATTCACGGTAATGAAGTGGGCATAGAGTATGTGGCTTCTGAGGATATAGATGTGAAAAATGCCAATATTGCTGATAACAATAAAGCAGACAATCTTGAAATCCCAGCTCTCAATGCAACCAATCAATATATTGAATACTATGCAGGCGTGTCTGATGAGGAAGGTGCCGGGCAGGTACTCAATTTCTCTTTGGAATACATCGCTTCCAAGAAGCATTCGGCTTGGGTGGCATTCAGTTTCGACCCGATTACTGCGCAAGACAACGTGAAGCGTGCCAACGAGTGGAATCAAGACGACCCCAATATTGACAACAGCGTGGAGGTGACTGAATCCATGCATAAGAGCGATGGGTACGACAAGGGGCATCTTTGTGCCAGCGAAGACCGTGTGTACAGTAAAAGTGCCAATAAGCAGACCTTCTACTACAGTAATATCTCGCCACAGATAGGGAGTTTCAATCAAAAGTATTGGGCGGCTCTTGAGAAGCAGGTGCAGACTTGGGGACGTTCCACCATCAATGGCACATACGACAAACTTTATGTCGTGAAAGGTGGTACTACTGACCGTTTGCTTACCAATTTCACAGGTGTGAAGAAAGCCAATGACGGGCTTTATCCCACCACCAATGCCGACGGGCTGACACTTGGCGGACTCATTTGCCCCAGCTATTATTACATGGCTCTGTTGAGCGAGAAGGCAGGGGTTTATCATACTATCGCTTTTTTAGTCCCTCATTCTGAATTATTGCCAGAAAAACCTGGAAAAGATGAATTTATGGTTTATGCCGTTTCTATTAAAAATTTGGAGTACGAAACTGGTATCGACTTCTTCTGTAACCTGCCTAATGAGATAGAGAAGACTGTAGAAGCTACTTATAGTGCTGACGATTGGGCTTGGTAAAAGCTTCAGAAACTATAAGGAGAGTCTCCCCTTTTAGTATGACGGGCATGTCATGATTTAGGTAGCTTTCTTAAAAGCTGTTTTCGTTTTGATGGAAACTGACTTCTTATCCGTATCTTTGCATATTGATTAAAAAAAGAGATATTCATGGAACTTTCGGATATACTTCATAATTTGAAGATACAAGAACTTACTCCGATGCAGGAGGCTGCTAAGGAAGCCTATCAATCAGCTAAAGATTTAGTACTTCTTTCGCCCACCGGTTCGGGTAAGACACTGGCTTTTCTCCTTCCGCTGGTACAGACCTTGAAAGCGGATATACAAGGTGTGCAGGCTCTTGTACTAGTACCTTCACGCGAATTGGCTTTGCAGATAGAAACTGTGTTCAAGTCCATGGGAACTCCTTTCAAAGCTATGAGCTGCTATGGCGGACGCCCTGCCATGGAAGAACACCGGACAATGAAAGGCGTTCATCCCGCTGTCATTATCGGTACTCCGGGACGTATGAGCGACCATTTGAGGAAAGAGAATTTCAATGCCGCCACTGTCGTCACTCTGGTGATAGATGAATTCGACAAGTGTCTTGAGTTCGGTTTCCATGACGAGATGGCAGAGGTTATCGGGCAGCTTCCCTCACTGAAAAAGCGT